TTAATCCACCGGCTGTTTTAGACTTGCCAAATCAATAACGAAACGATACTTTACATCACTTTTCAACACGCGCTCGTAGGCTTCGTTAATCTGTTGGATAGGGATGATTTCGATGTCTGAAGTAATGGCGTTTTCAGCGCAAAAATCGAGCATTTCCTGAGTTTCCTTCAAACCGCCAATCAAAGAACCGACAATACGGCGACGCTTGAAAATCAAGTTTCCGACAGCGGGTGACGGATGCGGGTGATCAGGCAAGCCCACCAGGCATAAAGTACCATCACGCTTCAATAATGCCGTGTAAACATCCAGATTATGCGGTGCAGCCACGGTGTTAAGGATAAAGTCAAAACTGGCAAGATGCTTTTGCATTTCATCCTGATTTTTGGATACCACCACTTCATCGGCTCCGAGCCGTTTGGCATCTTCTGCCTTGTCTGGCGAAGTGGTAAAAAGTACGACGTGTGCGCCAAACGCATGGGCGAATTTTATCCCCATATGGCCAAGTCCGCCTAAACCAACGATGCCGACTTTGTCCCCCTTGCCTACCTTCCAGTGCCTTAACGGGGAATAAGTGGTAATGCCCGCACATAACAAGGGGGCTACGGCCGCCGGATCCAGTTTATCCGAAACATGTAGCACAAAATCCTGATTGACGACGATCTGTCTGGAATAGCCACCGTAGTTTGTACCGCCGGTATGCTTATCGGGACTGTTATAAGTGAACACTGCATTGTTACAAAATTGCTCCAGATTATCGTGGCAATCCGGGCATGTCCGGCAGGAATCGACCAGGCAACCCACACCAACGGTATCTCCGAGTTTAAAGCCGGTTACCTCATTACCCACTTTTGTCACTTTGCCGACAATTTCATGGCCGGGCACCATGGGAAACACCGAGCTACCCCACTCGTTGCGCACTTGATGAATGTCAGAGTGACATACCCCGCAGAAGAGAATCTCAATCTGGACATCGGTTGGCGTAAGATCACGTCGTTCAAAACTAAACGGTACCAGTGGAGAGTTGTGATTATGGGCAGCATAACCAATAGTCTTTTGCATAATAGGCTCCTGGAATGTGAAACAGCGACCAATAGTTACTATTCAGCAGCTATTAGCAGTTTAAATGTAATTGTCTTTTATGGAGTGTCCTGTTCCATGCCGGTGGGCAGCTAAAACAATAGTTGATCTCTATATTTAGATACCTTTAAGAAACCATTAATGAAACGCTTTTAAGATAGAATCTGCTCGCTTGAAGCTGTCGAGAATAAACGGACTAATAAAAGTTCAACTCGAAACAATTTAAGTCATCATATTACCGGATTAATATCATGAGGCGTCACCACATTTTCAATCGGACTCATCAAGAAGTATATAGGAAAGTTGCTATTCATGAAGCTGGACATGCTGCGGCTATTTACCTAGGCAACAAACAAAAAAGACTGCCTCCGGTTTTTTTTCAGATTTTTATAACTCCGGTGAATGATGACATTCAATCATCCCGGTTTTTAAATAAGCCTAATACTAAATATATTGTAAACATAGACGGTGGCCGCTTAATTCATACGCTACCCTCCTCAATTAAAGAAGCAACAGACGGGTTTTCTCCAGCCCAGGTAATTGCTTATCGATGCGCTTTTGAAGCGGATATGATTAACATACTGGTCGGATCTTTGGCTGAAGCAAAATATATTATGCACCGAGGCGTAGAGCTTATTAACCCTCGTCTGGTACATTTAAATACCGAATATTACTTTAATGGTACTTCCGAATTAGAGAGTATCAATGAGTATCTTGAATGCTTTCTTGAAAATTCAGCGCTTAGGAAACAAAAAATCACAGAGCTATTTTTTGCGGCACTCAGTTTCGTTAATGAAAGATCAAATTGGCATGCAATTACTGCCTTGGCGGACTATATTGTAAGTGCGGATAAAAGTGTCATGGAATGTAATGAGATTATCAGCGTTCTGGAGGCCGCTAATATAAGCCCGGTTTTTTTACAAAACGATACATCGATGTTGTCATAATAAAGTCCATGTCAATTATGAATCGTGTCTTATTCTACAGATAGGGCAGATATGTTGACCATCCGGCGTGCAAAGCCAACCATTTTCAACGGCATCGGTAACGTCGCCCTCTATCCATGCGCGACTTTCAGTAATACGTCGGCCGGTAGATTCATTTTCCCTGTAAGCACGGCGAAACTCTACCGTTTTTAGCCCCCGCTGGTTGCAGATGTCGCAAAAGATAATTTTTCGTATGCTCATAGCGTTTTTAAAATGAGTCAGGAATCGAATTAATCGCCACTAACGAACCGCCCATTTTGGTGAGTTGAGCGGCTCATTCTTTTGCGCCAAATAATGCGGGTTAGTGTGAGTAATTATTAGAAGTGCTTTTAAAATATCAGTATTCGAACTAAGTATACAACCCGTATGAACACTTATCTGTAATAGGCCCTGTTGGTGTTCGTTAGTTAAATATAATTAAATCGACAACTTAAAAGTAAGCGGGCATTGGAAATGCCATCAAAGGAAGCGGAAGCTGTCGCGTCTGGTGATGCAGGAAGCCCGAGAATCGGTAACAGTGGGCTGGTTGAATATATCGCCGCACGAAAGCCTCATTAGTCTGAGAGTAAACGCCACTGCAACAGCAAAAGAAAAGGTCAGCGGGTCATTGGTTCGTGAGCGCTCCACAAATTGAGGAACGAGGGTCGGTTCAACACCGATTTTTTATGCCTAAAATTCAGCCAAGCTGTAACGCCGCGCGATTTTTGGCGAAGTTTTGCGCGATTTTTGGCGTTAATATTTCTCAAAAAATACGGCGGTTTCCGTTAATAACGGCTATCAATTAACGCCCTTATCAAAGGCGTAGAAATGCTACCAAACTGGGATCGAAACTTTAACACCACCCAAGAAAATACTCAGATCATAAAGACATAAAAAGTCGAATTTGTGTGCATTAGGGAAACCCACTGAGTCAAGGGATCGCCTCGCTGCAAAAGCGCCTGACCGGCTCGTCCTTAATAACAGGCAGAACGACCGAGGTTAAACCGCGTACATCACAAGGTTCACCGCTATGATCGACAAACCACCGCCCCGACCTAACTGCATCGAAACACAGAACATTCAGTGCGTCCTGACGCCGAGCGCGATATTTAGGCCGTAAAAAATGCGATATTTGCCAAGAAACCAAATATCGCATTATGTAAGTAATTATCAGTAAAAGAAATAAGTCGCCGTCACCAAACAATTAACCCAATTGAACTAGGATCGGAACCCGCAATCTCAGTCAGCTTTTGCTCATACTTTTCCTGCTGGGTTTTAACATGGCCTAACACCGCCTTTCCTACAGACCAGATCTGTAGTTTAGTATGAATACGTCTAGCCCAAACGCCTTCTACATCCGCGCACCAGAATTTATATTCGTCACCGCTATCAGGTAATAACGATTCAGTAACCAGTCCATTCAGATTATGCTGGTCATCACGAGTAGTAGGATAGAAATGAGGCTGACCAAGCGCCTCATGAGTAATGCCCGATATAACAGCTATTCCAACTGCCTCTTTAATTTCTGCCGTTTTGTCGAGTTGATTTTTAGCAAACAATTCAGAAACAGTAACCACAGGATACATAGCTGGAGTCGAGAACACCACACCATCATAGTTATCACCGATATTAGCATGATCAGTCTCTACATAATTTGCTAATAATTCTTCAGCCATAACGATATTTACAACAATACCGTCTTCAATAATAGCAACTCTCATTACGCAACCCACCTTACTTCTAACAAACCAGGAGCACCTTTTTTACCGGCCTTACTGGTTGTAATTACGCCAGCTCCACCACCGCCAACCCCAAATCCAACTCCGTCCGTTTCTGCGGCAATCAGGCTAGTTCCCAACCCAGCTATACCAAATGGCAAGCTACCGCCATTAGAGCCCGTAATCACAGGAACTGACGATATAACCGACGCAGCAGCACTGGGTTGCTGATATATGATTTCATGAGGCAATGCCAAGATCGACGCAGAAACAGTACCTTGAGCGGAGCAAACAGCCTGTGAATTAACCGTAGTACCGACACCACCAATGCCGCCCGTGCAGGAATACACGGTACCATTTATTGTAATCTGGGTAGTGCCACCGTCACTACCATTGGTAGGAACAGCGGTTCCTCCCAGTCCAAAAGCCCCGATTAATACGGCATATGCTGTATTTGGCGAAAGACCTGAAATTAAAAACCGTACCGCAGCACCTGTCCCGCCGCCTCCAGCGACGCATGTACCATTTGCGCCACCGCCTCCGGCACCGCCGCCAACCAGTGTAAATTCAAATACCGTAGCCGAAGTGATATTAGCTGGAGTTGTGAAATTACCGCTCGACGTAATCGCAACAAAATTTAGCTGCTTAGCCGCTTTTATAACTCCAAAGAATTGCGCATTATTAGCAGCATCCAGTACGCCGCCATATCCCTCGATTGTATTAGCCAACTCTTCCTGAACCGAGTTGGCCCACGCCGCATTAAATGCCGTAGCGGCAATCACTAGCGCTTTATTACCATCCCGGAAGCCGTGTTTACCCGCTCCAAACAGATCGGTAAACTTAGTGGTAGTATCTATTCTATGCACGATGTCCCCTTATAAATACGCGAATAACACGCTCGTATGAGCGGGTTTAAATTTATTGATACGGCATTCCAGCGCCTCATCGCCCCAGCTTTGCAGAGCGCTGTTGCAATCGCTGTTGCAGTCCATATAAAAAACCCCGCCAGTTGATGCCGGAAGATTCAACTGCCACGCAAACAAATCCGCCTCACTATTCAGCGCCGCATTACAATCGCTGTTGCAGGTCATAAGCGCGAATTCGTCAATTGTCGTACCTGGATAACCCATTGAGTCGGCAATACCGATAAAATACGCGCGGCTTTGTCCGCCGGTCATAGTTAACTTAGACACCAATGCAGACCGGCGCTGCTCAATAGTCTGATCGATAGTGACGCAGGGATCAGGCAGGCCCGCAACACGCTCCCACTCCGGCAGCATTTCAGTTGTCGTACGCGGATCGGCTTCGTTGATCAGATCCTCGCAACGCAGATCGATGCGCGCGAATTCATCCGCCCAGGCCAACAATAACAACGCCAGGGTACTGGATTGCGATTTAGCCCAAGCTAAGCCGCGCGGCAATAGTGCCTGTAACTGGCTCTGGTAATCACCAGCTGTCATAGCCATGTGATTACCCCCAGCGTAGTCATATAACCGGTTGCATTCATCACATCGGCAACCGGTGCAGTCATGGTGTAATTAGTTTCGCCAGCGGCCGCGCTGATGGCCGCGCGTTGGTGCGATAACAGCAGCGTTCCGCCGGGTATTGACTCGCGACTAATCAGATCGGCCAGTTCAGCCGTCACCGCCGCTTTCACGGCTGCGGTATTAGGGACTACAGCAATAGAGTAATTTAATGGAGCAGCGATCGGAGCAGCAACCGTTACCGATGCGGTTACAGGTCTCAGGTTATCAATATAGGACTGAACGGTAACCACCTCACCAGCATCAGGAATCGGACTGGCGTCGTTATCGCGTACAAACCTGACAGTTACCGACCCCGGACCTAACTCCTGCGGATAAACCCACGCACGGGTAACACCTGCCACTTCCAGCGCCCACGCCTCATAATCATGTTTCGCTCCGCCATGTGGCGATTGCTGGATACGGGCAATAAATCGCGCTCTTAATGAGTCATCCAGTTCGGCATCAGAACCGCCTGACAATACTCCGGCCGTAGCCGTGGCGGTTACCCCTCCAATAGGCGTAGTCAGCATTAATGCATACCCGGCGACGGCATTGCCCACCTGTCCGGTCTCAACCGCAGTGACAGCCACAACAGCAGTTCCGGCCGCAATAACCACATCGGCATCGACGGTATATAAAACACCATCCGCGCGTTGCAGCTCGGTCAGCGCCGGAATGGTTACACCATTGGTTCCGGTTAACGTAACGGAACCGGTGGCAAAGCTCGCTGGGATACGGTAGACCTTCCAGATCCCCGCCCAACGCTCCAGATATTCCGCTTCAGCTGTATCATAGATTATTTGCGTAGCCAGCCAGGAAATGAACCCATACAAACCGTGAACGGCTGCCGAATGAACCCTCGACAACACATTAAGATTCGAGCGCCGCAACGTTGCATCCGTACCCGGCAGACGTGATTGGATGTCCGCAAATGCGCGGACAATTAAATCGGATAATGTCGGTCTGCTAAATGCCATTTTCTATGCGCTCCAAAACGATTCAAATCTAAATTGCTTAACCGACTGACCGGGCCGGGTAATCGCTACCAGCAAACCTAAAATACCCATGCGGGGATTGCTGGCCACGACTTCGACCGACTCAGCCACACCATCATCAACCATCCACTTCAGGGCTTCGTCGGCGTATTGTTTAGCGCGGATCAGAACTACTGTTAATTGTTTCTCGCGGCTCAACAACCACAGCCGTGAGCCGAACTGATCATTGTTGATATCAGCGAACTGGTCCGCCCACCAGCCGCGACGATCATTCGATCCGTCCGGAATAACATCATCCGCATTAGCGCGGCGGTCGGTGAATAAACTCAGAATTACTGACGTTTCCAGGCCGTCGTCCTCAACCAGCCCCAGTGAATTAATCACGTAATCGGCACCCTGATCGAAACCGATAAACACCGTTTTTATATCGCTCATACCGGCACACCTGTTTGCGCCGCCCCAGCAGTTACCCCACCGTGCTTATGCGTTTTCAACGAGATCCCATCGGCAATCACATCACCGCCCGTCACAATCACCTCAGGGCAGTTAACAATATTAATAGGGTGAGCTGCGCCTTTAATGACAATGCCGGTTCGTTTTAAGATGATTGTATGCCCGAGATCGTCATAAAGCCCACCCTCACCAGGCTCCAGCCCTTTTGGCCGATAGCGCCGATCATCAGCCGAAATAACTATTCCATGATCTCGATTACCCCCGACAAAAATTACCGCCACTTCGGCACCTTCAAGAGGCACGGCGGTATGCCCGTAATTCTGAAAGCGCTCTATCTCACGTACTTCGCCTGACAACAGCTTGACCTGTACGCCTTGCATTTTCAATGTATCATTAACCAGCGCCAACACGCCGCGCGCAACCATCAGATTAACGCGTCTAGCCAGCGGAGCAGTCACCTTATTGATTGCCCTGATAATCATTGCTCGAACTCCCATTCAGGCTGGGTTATTTTTCGCTCTTTACTGCCTTGTTTCTTGCGCATTTTCTTGTCCAGACGGGTCTGTTTAACGCCCTCGATCGTGTCGAACGCATGAGGCAACGCCAGCTGCACGGTAGTCAATGTACCTGAGTCATTCTCCGAGTAACTGACCGATGCAATCAGCATATCCATATCCGCATACAGCAACGGCGAATACAAATGTGTGATCGCGTTTGGCATCCATAAATTCCCGCCAACGTCCCAACCCTGCACGGTAACAGTGGCACGAGCACCACGTCCGGCCCGAACATTCCGCTCCCATTCGGCACGCTGTTTCAGCGTGGCATTGCTGCCCTGGTCCTCGGCTATGATAATCAGCGGCCGGTACCGGGTTATAGAACTATCCTGAACGCCGCCGCTTAGCTGCGCCACAGTTTCGCCATAATTCTCGTCATCGCCTTGCGCCTGGCCTTTCACGATATAATCGCTATACCTATCCTTCCAGCTGAACGTGGCCTCAGCAGTCAGAATATTCTCACCTTCCGTCAATCCGGCCGGAGCTCGAACAGTACCGGCGCGAGTAATCAGCAGATTACCCAGACCGTCCGACATCAGCAGTACTGCGCGCATCCTAGCTGCGCGTTCCAGCGTTTCAAACACGCTCTCGCCCTCCTGGATACTGAAAGAGCCAAATGCCTCTCCGGTATCGGTATTAGTAATCACCCTGATACCAAAAGGCGCACACAAATCAGCGGCGATCTGCTCCAGCTTTTTATTGCTCCACTGCCCACTCTTATATATAGCCGAGCAATCGACCAGATCCGCAGTGCGATCGCGCCCGGTGACACTGATGCTATGCGCCTGTTTATCGTAACGCGGACCGGTATCGTCTACATATCCGGTAATCACTACCGCACCGTTAACCAACACCTCGCACGCTTGGCCAGGCTTAATCTGCATAGCCTGTTGGCCATCGGTTGTATTCCAGCGATCGGTAATCGACTAATCAAACGTACCGGCAATTTGCTCAATGCCGCGCTCGACCTTGACCGACTGCCAGCCGCCGAAATAATTACCGTTAACCCGCAATTCAACTGTCATGGCGTTAATATCTCAATAGAGCGTCCACCGGGTACAAAACCAGGGTGACGGATATGGTTACGGGCAACAATGTTGTCGAACTGGTCGATATTGCCATACAGACCGTACGCTACGACCAGCACGGGCAGCGTCGTCGGAACCGCATAGCTGACCGTCCGGGATAAATCGGCGGCGCGAGCGGTAATGTCCTGAATCACCGCAATACGCAACTTGGTCAATGCCATATAAACAGCATCAGGCGCAGTTTCCGCCAACGCTTCCAACTTGTCGGCTATCTCATCGCGCAATACAATCGC